CAACAGTTCATGACGGGCGAATCTTCGGCTCGGGTGCCTGAAGCAGGAGAAGAAGCGTTTCTCCCTTACGGTCGAGAAGACATTGTAGGCGAATACCATTACAGTGTAGAAGCCGGTTCTACACAGCCGTTGAATGACACTATCCGTAAACAGCAAGCCGTTTCTTTACTGAACGCCATGGGGCCGCTGGTCGGCACCGTCATTGATCCGCAAGCCCTTGCTGTGCATGTTCTTAAAACTGGTTTTGACATTAAAGATCCTGAACGGTTCTTGATGCAGACTCAGGCTGGACCGCCGACGGGTGACCCCACGGGTTCTCCTGTCGCTCCCCCCGAGTCTGTTCAAGGACCTACCAGGGGACCGGCACCCCCCATGCCGCCTCCTGGGGCACCGCTTGACGGGGCTTTTGCCCCAACTGGCGGGGTTCCTCCAGAGTTATTAGCGCAGTTACAAAACCAGATGGGGCTGGAATTGCCTTCGTTGTAACCCGAATGTGGGACAACGTCATTTTTGTTATAGGAGCAACCGTTTTATTGGACTCCCTAGAAGGGACAGAAAGTGCCCGAAAATAATATGGAAACAATGGAATCCTCAACAGAGGACACTCCAGAAATTTCATCTGAGGTTACGACAGAACCTGGAGAATCTTATGCCGTCAAAATTGGCGGCGAAGAACATCAGGTAAGCCTGACGGAACTTCAAAATGGTTACCAGCGTCAAGCGGATTACACCCGCAAAACGCAGGAAATCGCAGAAGAACGCCAGCGTTTGCAACAGGCTGAAGCAATAGCTTCGGCTCTGGAAACAGATCCAGCAGGCACCATAGCGGCGTTGTCGTCAGCCTTTGGCGTAATGGACAACTCTTCAAGCACTGAGTCAGTTTATTCTGAGAGTGTTGAAGATGATCCTACGGCAAAGCGGATAGCGGCTCTTGAGGCTCAGGTCGCAACGCAAGCACAGACACATAGACAACAGGCTTTAGAGAAAGAAGTTACTGCTCTTAAAAGAAAGTATGGCGATTTTGATTCTTCACAGCTGTATAGACATGCTTTGACTAATCGAATCCCAAACTTAGAGGCAGCGTTTACCCACATGACATATGGGGAAGTCGCTTCCACGGCTGAAAAACTTCAAAAGGATCAGGAAATTACTGACGCCAAACGTGATGCTTCAAAGGTCGCAAGCGGTGGAAGCACCCAAGCGGGTGCGGTAGTAACAAATTCTGATTCAGGCGATAAACATCCATCATCTTTAAGAGAAGCTTTTGCTCTAGCCAAAAAACAACACGGCACCTAAACCTTAAAAGGGAGAAATTCAAATGGCTGGTAACAGCAATTTTGACGAAATTCTCTCCACTACGCTTAAGAACTATGTTCCAAAGCTGACAGACAACATCTTCAGCGCACGGCCATTGTTCTACGCGTTGACGAACGGTTCAACCATTCGTCGCATCACTGGTGGAGCGAACATCGTAGTACCAATTATTTACGGTACGAACTCAACCGCTGGTTCATACAGCGGAACTGACACTATTGCCACAACGGCTCAGACAGGCATTTCGGCTGCTGAGTATTCGTGGGGACAGTACGCAGCAACTGTGACCATTAATGGTCTGGAAGAAGCCAAGAACAACGGCGAAGCCCAGATCATTGACCTGTTGGAAGGCAAAATCTTTCAGACGCAGGAAACCATCATCGAGAACATGAACACCATGTTCTGGGCTGATGGCACAGGCAATGGCGGCAAAGACTGGGAAGGCGTTCAGAGCCTTGTTTCTGGAAGCGCTGTGGGTGGTATTAACCCTGGTGCTGCCGGCAACTCGTTCTGGGGTCCAACCCAGACCAACCTAGGTGGCGTTATGTCCCTAGCTGGCATGGCCACCATGTACAACACGATTTCGGTTGGTAACGACCAGCCGACAATCATCTTTGGCCGTAGGCAGGGTTATGAAGCCTATGAGGCACTACTCACGGGTCAGATCCGTTATTCGGATACTGATATGGCCGACGGCGGGTTCCAGAACCTGCTGTTCAAGGGCGCACCTATCACGTTTGATGATAACTGCGAAGCCAACGCCCTGTACTTCCTTAACACGAAGTACATCCAGTTGGTTGCTCACAGCGACGTTTGGTTTAAGCCAACGCCGTTCGTGCGACCCACCAACCAGGACGCTGTGTTCTCGCAGATCCTGTGTTACGGCCAGCTGACTATCAGCAACCGTGCCCGTCAGGGACGCCTCCACGGCATCACCAACGGTTAGGTAATCTAATGGGAAGAGCATTTGCAGACGCTTACAAGGCTGGTTCACGCCCTTATGGGCAGCCATCTGGTGAAAACTTTCGCGATTCGACTCCGCGACCTAACGGCGTAAGTCAATCAAGAAACGTACATCAAGTTAATCCTGTAGATACTGCACCTGCTGTTCCTGTTGACACTTCATGTGTTTCGTTGACTCGCAGCGGGACGCCCTGCAAAGGGCGTCCCGTAGCGGGCGGCGATGTATGCGTTTTTCATAGGGAGTAACAATGGACATTTCGACCATGCGGTCGTATGTCCGCTCTGTAGTGGACATTGATACGTCGGACATTTCCGACGATGTTATGAATCGTTTCTTGGGCGAAGCTTATGACGTAATTGTTTATTCGGAAAAGCGGTGGCCGTTTTTTGAAGTAGCAGCCACGTTCAACACGGTGGCAAGCCAACAAGATTACACGCTCGCTGCTGTAGGCACAGGGGTAACTAACGGTTTGCGAGAAATTGCTTCACTTCGCACTGAAAATCGTGTTGTTGAATACATTGGGCGGGACGACGGCGATGTTGCTTACCCTGTAGATGCAATCAGCACTGGAGACCCGTGGTTTTGGTCTTTCTGGGCAGACAGCATTAGGTTTTACCCTGCGCCCACAGAAGTAGAAACCATTTACGTTCGAGGTTATAAAAATCCTGCAGCGTTTGGTGCTGGATCAAGCGACGCAACGGAACCTTCTGATCTGCCAACACCGTTTCACATGGTGTTGGCAACTTACGGGATAGCCCGTGCCTATGAACAACAAGAAGACCCGACGATGTCGGCTCAATACTTTTCAATTTTTAATCAAGAACTTGACAATTTGCGGGCACGCTACGAAGACATGCCTGCATGGCAACCAGTCAGGATTAACAGTCGGCGCGTTGCAAGATGGTCAGGCCAATCTTACATGCCAGGGCGTCTTCGTTATTCTTGGGAGTCTTAAGTGGCTTCCACCACATGGAAACTGGAAGCTCTTGAATCTTTTACGGGCGGTTTAAACCTCAGAACTGATCAGTTCAATTTGGCTGAAAACGAATCGCCTGATTTGTTGAATGTTCTTGTTGACCCTCGTGGAGGGATTCGGCAACGCGACGGAGTGGATCGCAGAAACACCACAGCGTTGTCTGCGGACATTCAAGGCATTTGGGCTTTGCATACAGATAGCGGCACCAGCCAGGTACTAGTAAATTACGGAACTGCTGTTGCTCATTCGTCATCTACAAACTTTTCTAACATATCTGGCATTACTGCAAGAACTAATGGTACCCGCGTGTACGGGGTCACAATGAACAATGTGGCGTATGGGGTTTCTTACGATAAACCATCGTTTAGATGGGACGGATCTTCAGGCGCAGATTTGGGAACCACGTTTGGGGCTTCTGGCAACATGCCGCAAGCGCAATACATTGCAGCATGGAACAATTTTGCATGGGTTGCTAACACCTACGAGTCGAGCACTTCTCACAAATACCGTTTGCGGTGGTCTAATGCCAATGATCCAGAAACTTGGACAGACACAGATTTTGTCGACATTGATAAAGGAGACCACGGCGATTATATAACTGGTCTTTGCCCCATGGGGGATCGTCTTCTTGTTTTCAAATCAAACAGCGTTCATGCCGTGTTCGGGTTTGATTCAGATTCTTTTCAAGTAGTGACGTTAAGCAACGATGTAGGGTCAGTTCCTTTGTCGTCGCCAGTAGCAACACCGTTTGGGGTGTTTTTTTGGTACGCCGATCAAGGCGTTTACATGTACAACCGTGAAGGCTTTGTGTGGATATTTGACAAGCTTTCACCAGCGGTAGATGACGGACGCATAACTTTTGGGACAAATCCACAACTTGCTTGGGGCAACAACAAATTGTATGCAACTGTTGATTGGACTGAAAGTGGTTCAACCGTTAGACGCACTTTGATTTATGACCCAACTATTGCGGGTGGTGCTTGGGTTATGACAGACATAGATGCTGCACCTTTGTACGCATATAAACCTCCTAACTCTTCTTCGACGGTGTTTGGTGGTTGTGTGGCTAACACTGGTGTTTTGATTGATGTGGAAGATGAACAAAACCGCACTACCGACAGGTATGCGTCATCAGCTGAAACCCACATCTCTTCGTACTTTGTGACTCGTTGGATTGCAGGCAAAAACCCTATTGTAAAAAAGCGTTGGGGCCGCCCTCGAATGGTGACTTCGGCAGAATCAACTATTTCGTTGCCTGTGTTGATTTACAAAGATTACGACAAGTCGGAGCAGGCAGGCAGTTTCAATGTTTCTATTGTAGGCAAAACTTCCACTTCTTTGTGGAACACAGCAAAATGGGATGATGCAAACCCCGCTTCTGCGTATTACGCAGCGTGGGACGCTATTTCTCGAAATTTGACAGCATCTGTTATAAATCTGCCTACTCTCGGGACAGCGAAGAGTGTAAGTATGAAAGTAAATGGTCCGACAACTAACAACCATTGGGAAATGAACGCTGTCGCTTTTGCTTACACACCAAGGAGACTTAGGTAAATGGCAACTTTGGCAGTAACAAATTCGTTTTCGGCAGGCACCACTATTGTGGCTGCCGACATGAACCAGAACTTTGACGACGTTGAAGCATTTATTAATTCTTCGCCTGGTGTTATTCAAATTAGTTTAGTTGACGCTAAGGGCGACATTATTGCTGCTACGGGGGCTGATGCTGTCACACGGCTAGCTGTAGGCACCAACACGCACGTTCTGACTGCGGATTCGTCGGAAGCGACGGGTTTGAAATGGGCAGCACCAACAGTGGGAACGGTCACGGCGGTTACTGGGACTTCGCCGATTGTGTCGTCTGGCGGGGCTACACCTGCTATTTCAGTGACGACAAATGATGCACAGCTTATTTTAAACAACACCATCTTCAACTAAGGAAAGATAATGGCAACGTATTCAAAAGAGTTTCTGTCGCATAGCACAAACGGCAAGAACATTTCCATCACCTCGAACTCGGCGGG